GGCCCCCGAAGGGGCCCCTGGTGCTCTGCCGCATGGGCGATTATGCCCGGAATTCCTGCCAATTGCGTTAGCAACGAACAGGGTGGTAGAGTACTATCGTACAGGTTTCCAATCTGTACGTACTCTCATGATGATGGCCCACAAGGCCTTATTCATCATGCCTTCCCCTAATAGGGAAGGAAACCGTAACGCGAGTGCGTTACGGCCCTTCCGGGTTGGCCTCTGGTTAGTGGATTAAAATCCATTAACCGGAGGTCAATCGCGGATGCCGTAAGGGAGGACCATGCCAACCGTCACTTCTAGCCGACAGGGTAACCGTAAACCTGGTACACCTTATAGGTATACCGATAACGGTGTAACTGTCGACAGTGGTTGGTTGAATGTGGATCCATGGTCACAAGTGACCACCAGCTGGAGAACTGGTCCGGGATATGTCTCGGAGGATTCACGCTATGAGAGCATGACGGGTCAGGAGTTAAGGTCGAATATTTTCCGTGAGTATGCTTCTGCATATGATCACGGACATGAATTTTCGACACAATTAACTTCTGAAATACAGAGTTCACCTCAAGTGATCCTGTATGCTAAACCGTCAACCGTTGCCAAGTGGTATGTCGGGCCGATGTTGATTACAACGGCTCTGGCTAGCTCTTGGACGGTGCCTTCACCAAGCTCGTATCTTCCATCTTCTAACCAAAAGAAGTTGGATGGTACAAAGCTTTGGGGAATGGCTGTTCCCACAGCCACTGAGGTATCGCTTGCAAGTTTTCTAGGTGAGCTTCGTGAGGGTTTACCTCAGCTCCCTGGAAAGTCTCTAGCTGGGAAACCAGGTGCAAATGCATCAGCATCTGAGTATCTCAACTGGAAATTTGGAGTAAAACCGCTGAAAAGCGATCTCCAAAAACTTGCAAGGGGAATTGTTGAATTCCATAAAAGGGTTCAGCAATTCCAGCGTGATTCCGGACGAAATGTTCGGAGACGCCGATCACTCGGTGAAACAAGAGCTTACGTAGATGTTAAGACAGAAGTACCCGCCGCAGGGTGGGTAAATATTCAACGGAAAAACAACGTTGATGTCTTTTCATCAGATTACTACGCAAGCTCGGGCAAAATCAGTGCTTCCGATCTAATTGAGCGGAAGACCTGGTTCTCAGGCGCGTTTACGTACTTTCTTTCCGAAGCGCATAGCTTCTTAGGAAAGTTAGAACGTTACGAACAGCTCGCTAATCACGCGCTGGGTATGGAGTTTGATCTCGATACCGCCTGGGAACTAACGCCCTGGTCCTGGCTTGTCGATTGGTTTAGCGATACAGGTTCGTTTATTCATAACCTGGTAGCTTTATCAAACGACAACGTCGTGGCTCGGTATGCCTATGTGATGCACCATACGGTGGTCACACGGACATATACTGTTAAAGGTATGCAGTTGCGTGCAACTGCAACCGGGCCTACGTCCGTTACGTGTCAAGTAGTTAATAATTACAAGACACGTACACGGGCTACCCCTTACGGGTTTGGCTTTAACATGGCTAACCTTTCAGGTAGCCAGAAAGCCATACTAGGAGCGCTTAGCATAACTAAGGCTCCTGGAATCCTGCGACAAGTATTGTAGGCCCATAAGGCACTACGTACTTGTTCTACGCGGAGGTCATCCGCGGCAGGAAGGGACTGGTAACCACTAGTCCCTAACTACTTACGTTAGGAACGTTGCATGGCTTTCTCCGACCCACAGTCTGTTACGGTGAGCGGGACCGCTGTTTCGCTTCCGCGAACAGGGTCCGGCGCAGACACTGGAACTTTTAAGAGTTCTGATGGCCTGTACCAGATGGTTGTCCAACACGCTTATGGTAAGCGTGGTCGACACACTATCAAGCTCATCGGCTCCAAGGTTGTTTCGGATCCGTTGATTCCGTCTCAGTCGAAGCCTGTGTCAATGACTGTGTCATTGACTACAGACCTTCCGCTGAACGGCTATTCAGTGGCCGAAGCAAAAGCTGTCGTTGACGCATTTACTGCGTACTTGACAGCTTCAACTGGAGCGAGGGTCACCCAGCTTCTGGGTGGGGAGAACTGACAGTCCGGTTCTTCCAGGAGATGATCATGCTGAGGATGAACCACCTATTCTTAGAAATGGGGATTCATGAAAAGCCTGATCGCGCTCCTACGTATGATCCTCGAGGAATCGGGGATCAGATGCGGCACTAGCACCACTTACGATTTTAACAAAATCGTAAGTCGGATCGAAGATGAGGGGATATCGTTTTTAACAATATCCCTGGCACGCTTCGGAAAAGACTTCACAAAGTCTCTTGACGAAGGTACTGTCGCGAACGCCTCTTTTCTTGGTTTCAAGAAAAGAGGGTCTCTCCCCGAATTATTTCGAGGTTTGACTTCGCGTGTCTTCGATCCTGAAGGTGGTCTGCTACTCGATTCACCTGATATAGAGGCAATTCGTTGCTTACGTCAGATTACTCTGATGTGGGCAAAGATATTGCCTGATTCTTCTCCTGGATTGGAGGAGATTGCATGCACTCCCGAAAGGGAGAATGCAGCTATACTCAAGTGGATCGCGAGCGAAAGAGATGTACGCGCGGCTGATATGTCACTCTTTTCTGAAGAGCGGCATATCGAAGATTTCCAGAGAATAGGAAGTCTTCTTTGGAGAGAGTTCTTCTCGGCGATAGATAATAGACTCTATCACGAGACCCTCTTTCCGAAACATGGCCCTGGTGCCACTTCGGAGCGACTCCGCAGCAATGCGAAGTACGAACTTCGGGAGTGGCCCCTGAGGTTGGATAAGGTCTTCCCACATTGGGAGTACCTGATTTCTAATCCTCAGAGCCCTGACCAACTCGATTGGTTGGGGCGCGTACAACTCCTCGAACCTGGGGCCGAGAGACCTGTAAGGGTCATAACGGTCCCTAAGACGCTGGATAGCCCTCGAATTATCGCTATCGAACCGAGTGCTGTGCAATATATGCAGCAGGCGGTTCTCGCGATGATGGTGCAAGAGATTCCGAATTTTTACCAAACTCGGAACTTCATGCAGTTCGAATCGCAATAGCCAAACCAAGGTTTGGCTCGCGAGGGTTCCCTCAGAGGGAACCTCGCCACACTCGATTTGAGTGAGGCTTCGGACAGGGTTTCCAATCAGCATGTACGTCTCCTAGTGTCTAAGCATCGTTGGCTTTTCGAAGCCCTCGATGCTACTAGGAGTCGGAAGGCCGATGTACCTCGCTATGGCGTAAAACGCTTAGCGAAGTTTGCGTCTATGGGTTCTGCGCTATGCTTTCCCATGGAATCCATCGTCTTTGTGACGGTGGTATTCTTTGGAATAGAGAAAGCATTACGCCGACCACTGACCAATAAAGATATAAAATCTTTTGTTGGTCGGGTGCGCGTCTACGGAGACGATATAATCGTCCCTGTAGAATATGTGCAATCGGTCATGACGGCTCTCGAAACTTTTGGGTTTCGGGTTAATGAGCACAAGAGTTTCTGGAATGGAAAATTCCGGGAATCTTGTGGAGAGGATTGGTACGATGGGCAACCGGTTAAGGTTGTTCGCGTTCGCACTCTTCTCCCGTCTAACCGACGGCACGTACGAGAGATTGTGTCAACGGTGTCTTTACGTAATCAGCTTTATGGAGCTGGTTGGTATAGAACTACCGCATGGCTTGACGAGGTTATTGGAAGGGTTATTCCTTTCCCCTACGTTGAGCCGACATCTTCTCTCCTTGGTCGTCATGGTACGCCTGAGGAGATCCTAAATCAGGGTCTCCACCATGACGAAGATTTGCATCGCCCTTTGGTAAGGGGTGCATTTCTCACTGTTACCAAACCAGAATCTATTCTGGATGGTTACGGTGCCATGCTGAAGTGGTTTTTGTCCGCTGAGTCTCCTTTCGAGGAGACCCGCCATGCTCTCCCATGGTGGGAGGCCGCAAGGTCTCCAATGGACATTGACCACCTCGTACGTGCTGGACGCGCCGAGATCGTTCG